AATGCGGTTAAGTTTGATCTTCAAAATGGAAAAATAGAAACACTATGTTTTTGTAGAGACAAACATTTAGCGGAAGAAATTGCTTTAGCATTAAATAAATATAATGATGAAGATAATGAATAATAAAACTTATAAAATAACAATATATGATCCAGATAAAGTTGAAATAAATGGAGAAATTTTAAATGAAGAAGCAACTATGTGGAAAACATATAAAGATTTTAAGTCTGAAGATGAAGCTAAAAATTGGTTGTTAGATCACATTGAAATAATAGAAATGATAGAATAGTGGATGAGCCAGTATTGTAGAAAGGAATAAGATTACTGGCTCTATCCTAAATTCCTTGTTAGAAAAGGAATATGATACCTAGATATTGCTATTAAGCCTTCTTACTATACAACATCTTGAATTTTTGTGCAATTTCTTTTTCCATGTTAGGATTTTTTTCAAGCCTATTCCAATATTCTGCAACAACCCCATCAATTTCCTTTTCAGTATAATTCCTAGACCTTAAATAGCTTAATAGGTTTATCAAGGGGGGGTGGCGTACTAATTTTTTCTTGTTTCTATCTATTGCTTGTTTGTAATGAAAGTTCGTAGATTTACGAACTTTGCTTAATTGATTTAATATCAATTTAGGATTAACATATTCAGCCATATTCTAACTAGTTAATATTTATATTAGTTCTTTATTCAGGTATATTTAGTATAGTCCTATCATGGCATAATTTAGACATCCCCTCCTAACTATTTAACTGTTTATTAACAGGATGATTAACACCCCTGACAGACCTACTAATTAGAGCTTAATTGCTAATTTAGAATAATTCTAACAAATCCCAAAAAGATGTCAGATTGTCACACCTAAAATAAATGACCCTAAAATTTCAATGCTCTAGTTTTCAATAAAATGAAATACAACCTTAAATTTAGAAAAGTCAATGTGATATACTAGGGGTTGAAAGGAGAAATATGTCAGAAAAAAAAGATGATGACTATTACCTTTGCCAAGCAATAGGAAGAAGGGGTTTAACTCATGCTTGGGGTCAAGGTAAAACTCCTGAACAAGCTATGGCTCAATGCCATAAAGCAGTACAGGAGTCTATCGTAGATAAACCATCAAAATTAAGGCATAAACCTTATGCCTATATTGTTGGTCATGCTGATTGGTGGTCTTTGAAAGTCCAAGTAGTATTAGACCACTAAAAAAAGTAAGGGGAATGATAGCAAGTTCCCCTTATTTAATTAATCTTATTTTTTTACTTTCAACTCCTTGTTGCAACAACCTTTTATTGTATTGTTCCTTTTGTTTTCTGCTCATTATTTCCCTCAACCTTTGGTTGTTTAAGTAAGCTCTTTCAAAATCAGGATCATCCCTAAAGATATATTTATTAGTCAAATTTTTGCCTCTATTTTTCCAAGTAATGTAGCCAAACATAGCCAATCTATCCAATGATCTTAATAGGGTTTTTCTATGCTTTATAGCCAATCTTTTTTTTAGGTAGGCATGACTAGGGCAACACCCTTTAGGAGCAGTCCTGAGCCTTCTAAGGAGCAGTAAAAGGCATTTCTCAACAGGTTTAAGAACTGGATTATCCAGTAGCTCATGTTCAACCTTGATAAAACCTTTAGTTTTCTTTTCCATCTTTTTTAATAAATTTTACTTGAGCATTAAAAGAAAAAGATATTCTTTCTGCCTCCTTATCTTTTGAATAAAAAGGATAAACCATGTGTTGTAGGTGGGAGGGAAAAATCATGTAAGTAGATTTGATTGGTTTTTTAATCCATGAACTAAAGGAATAAAAATTAGGCGATCCTTCATGGAACTCAATACATCCTGAGACATCTCTGTGGGGTTTGGCAAAGGGCAAAGGCTCAAATTTTGGTACTTGCAAATATCCAACGCAAGATATGGAAGGATGAGGTTGTTCTATTTGAAGGTGGTTGTTATGTTCATGTAGGGAATTAAATTGTAATGGCTTTTGAACAACCGACCAAGCCGAATTTATAACAACCTTATCAACCTTAGTATCAGGATAAACAGACTGGCAATATTCTGAAATACAAACATCAAAATAATTTCTTTTATATTTCATTAAGACTTCAGGTGTAATTAAATATTCTGATTCAACTGACCCAGCTAATTTGTGTCCGAATAAATAATCCTTTCTTTTTTCATTAGGTAAATTTCTTATCATCTTTAAATCATCTAAAAAATCTTTAACTAAATCATCAGGTAATTGTTGTTCAGAAATCATACTGCCAAAAGGCTTAAACATTTTTATATTTATTTTATCTTTCATATTTAAACTGCTTTAATTTTTTTAATTTTTCTTTTTTAATAGACCAAACATAAGGTCTTTCATTAATGCCAAAATTTGTCCAGTCTCCTAATCTTTCAATATCATTAGGAGCTACATATCCAGCACAATAATAGGTTGGAAAATCATCTATCATTAAAAAATAATAATCATTCTTTTTTTTATTTTGTCTTACAATTAGATTGTGTGTTTTTTTAGACATTAATTGAGATCGCACTTGGCAACTTTTATCATTGATAATTAAATCTGCACCATGAAAATTATTAACACTATGGCTAAAATATGATTGACACATTTTTGCCAAACTCATTTCAGCTAGACAACCACTAATTGTCATGCCAAATTTTGTATAGGTATCAAAATTAGCACCATGACCCCATTGTATTCCTTGTCTTAAACTTTCAATCTCTCTAGTTAAACCAGTAGTTGCACCAGCTAATATTTCTTCCCATTTTAAAGTGATTTTATCCATTCATTAATCTCTTAAAAACATTTAGTAATTTTTTGTTATCGTATAATAATCTAACAAATGAAATTGATAAAGCATCTACGACTTTTTCTTCCCCCAATTTAGACACACTTATGCCATCAAAATGACACAATCCATGATACAACTCATGTAAGAAAGTAATGAGGACATTTTTCATGGATTGATTTTTATAGATTAGTATTTGTTTTTTATCAGGTATGAACATTCCAACACAATCAAGCTCTTGTGCCTCTTTTTTTCCTATATACCTTATGTTGATTTTGTGCCTTTTGTATTTAATACATTTGGGGAGCATTAATTTATTTATACTCAAAAAAAAAACTAAATCAACTATTGACTTCATTTGCTATTGATAGTAAATAAGATGTCAATGAGTAGTGAAGATAGATTTACCGACTTGGCTTGGATTCAAGGGGATTTCCAAAAATCAACAATCTCTCCTAGTCAAACCACCTTGCCTGACTATATTTATTTTATCAAATATCAATTAGCCACATATTTAAAATTTAAAAAAGAATTACCAAGTGTTTCATTTTTATCTGGAACGCAAGTACATAATTATTTTCAACACATACTAACAGGTAAATTTAAAATAGAAGATGTTGAAAAACATTTTGCTGACATTGTAAATAAAATTATTTTTCCTGACAAAGATCAAGCCAAGATTGGATATATAAAAAAAGATATTAAAAAATATGTTCAACATCATTTAGACGCAATTAAAGAAGTATCAAATAATAAAATGGATGGTTGGGAGGTAGAGGTGGAAGGTAATAAATGGTATGATGAAATGTGGGCAAAGGAAAAATTAAATATTGCTAATGTATATAAAATAGACTGCGTTAATAATGATTTAAAAATATATACCGAACATAAAAATATGTTTGGGGGTGCATATTTAAGTAAAGCAAAAAAGAATGAAGGGAAAAATATTTATAATTATAGAAAACCTAACACAATAAATTCTCCTAGATTTACTTGGTTAATTCAAACTGCAATTTATGGCAAACATTTTAATTATGAATATGAGCCACATATTATTGCAGTACATAATGAAGGTTATTATCTTTTTAATAAAGAAAATTGTCCTGAGCTAACTAAGGAAGGATTAAAATATTACTTTAATAAATTTTTACAAATAAATATTAAAAGACAAAAGATGTTAAGATTGGCAAATGGAAGTATGAAAGAACTTGCTTGTATAATTGGTATTGATTGGTCTGATATTAGAAATCATAAAGATAATATAATGTTATCCAATATAGAAGATGAAGATATTAAAAAGGTGGAGGCTTTTTATGATGATATGTAGTCCAGATAATTTAACTGAAGAAGATATTAAAAGAATTATAAATAACCAAATTCTTGAGGATTGGGTCAAGGATAAAGCAAAGGAAGTTTATAAAGAAGAAAAGGAAAAAGAAATACAAGAAATAATAAATCAAGCTAACAGAAGGGAAGGAACAATATGAGTAAAGATTTAGGAATATTTAATAAATGTATAGAGGATTTAAAAAAACAAAAAGCAGTTCCTCAACATGGAAAAGATTATTATACAGTAGCAACAAGGCACTCTGTTTTAATGAATAATTTTAGTGGGAGGGTTTCAATTAATTCTGAAATTATAAATTCTTTATGTTGTGAACATAAGGTAGCAGTAAAGGCAACTATAAATATTGATAATTATGGTAGCTTTTCAGGATTAGCATTAGAAAGATATGATTCATCTTTTATAAATAAAACAAGTGCTTTAGAAAATGCTGAAACTTCTGCTTTAGGTAGGGCATTAGCAGCTTTTGGCTTACATGGTAGTGAATTTGCAAGTGCTGATGAATTAATGACTGCTAAATTAAATCAAAATATAAAAAAAGAAATTCCAAAAGTACAAACAAAATCAAATGGCTCTGCAAAAATTAACATAGAAGAAAGAATAAAAAAAATTCAAAGCGATTTTGATAATAAAAAAAATTCATCTGTTTTAGAAAGGGATTGTGCCTTACTTAAATCAGAACTGAATAAGGCTGGAAGGTGGGATGAGTTTAAAAACTCAGACAAATTTTTAGCCTTCAAACAACTAGATAATAAAATAACCAAACAAAAACAAAAGGAGAGAAAATAATGGCTGATTTTATATTAAAAGAAGGCGAAGGTTATCTTAATAGAGATAATGAAAACCCTGAAAAATTTTGGGGATCATTTAAGGTGGGCAAAGACATGAAGAAGGGAGATACAATCAATCTTACTGAATGGATTAATACTAAAGATGATGGTCGCATAATTCACAAATTAGTGGAGAGAAAGCCTAAACAGGCTTAACTCTATTAATCAAGGTGGTGGTAATCATTTTAGTCTCCCTCTTAGGTACAAAAATATCACCACCTTTTTAAAGTTATGAAATTAATAATGATAATATTACATCTGGCTAATGGAGAAGTTGCTAAAGTTCCAGTACAATTAGCAGTAGGAGAATTTTGCTCAGATAAAGTAGAGGAAATTGTGAAATATGTAGAGAATCCAAATTATAAACCAGACAATAATCAGTCTTGGATTCATACTTATTATAAAGATAAAATAGTATTTGCTAGTCATTGTGAAAGCATGGATGGTAAATATTTAATTAGTTGGAACGCTGGAGAGCCATGCAAAAGAAAGGAAACAAATGCAGATTAATTATAGAGAACAAAGAAATGAACTAAAGAAAAAAGTAGAAAGGCTATCTTTTAGAATTAGTGAGCTTGAAGAAGAAAGGCATAAGCTAGTAAAGAAGAAAGAATTTCTACAAGAGAAATGCAGACAAGCTGGAAAAGAAATTGAACAGTTAAAAAAAAATTTAACAATTGCTCAGGAAAGTAAAGAGATTGAGCAGTATGCTAAATCATTAAAGAAGGGAAAGAAGAAAAAATGACAGAAGATAATATAAAATATATTCATCAAGACCTTAATGAAAAGATGGTAAAAAAAATGTTGAATGAAAAAGGTAAGGAGTATGGCAATTTTGCTAACAATGCTCATGTGGTTGCTGGGTTTATTAGAAGTTATTTAGAAGTAATAAACAAGCAACACCTTCAAGTTCCTATTGAGATTGTTCCAGCTTTAATGATTGTTCTAAAATTAACTAGAACAATTGATGATGGTACAAAAAAAATTCTTTTTAAAGAAGATACTCACTCAGATATTGGGGGTTATAATTCTCTTTTAAGATCAATGATGAAATTCAAGGAGGAAGATAAGCATGGGAAGTAATGGTAAAGTTTTTTATAGTCCACAAATAAAAAAAATAATTAGTTTTATGTCAAAATATTATAGGGAAAATGAATGTTATCCCAAGTTAGATGAGATAGGCAAAGAACTAAATGTAAGTAAACAACGCATAGGTATATTAATAAAAGACGCAGAAAAGCTAGGTTTAGTGGAATCTCATAACTTTTTTATGAGAAAATATAGCTTGATCTCTGTTGGTAAAGACGATAAATTGAAGGTCAATAACTACTATAAGGTGTAAATGATATGAAAGGAAAAGTTATTAAGTATTACAACTATGAGATGTTAGTAGTAATGCAAGAAGAATTTGATAGTGCTGAGGATGCAGCATATCAACTGGAGGCATCAGATAAAGCAACAGTAAAGGAAATAACTGATAAAAAGCTGATGTTTTCAAGAGTCAAACTGTTAAAGGAGGAAAAGGCAGATGGACTACGATCCAAAGAAAATAAGGAAGTTAGAGGATCAACAGGAAAAGGAAACCAAACTAATGTATAAATACAAAAGTTGGGTTTTTAAAAAGCAAGATGCAATCATAAAGATTGCAAATGATCTTCAAGCTGAAAAGGATAAACAAGACATAATTTTGACATAATCTATCTATAGGTTGTGTGGATAAAAGGTTTATAAGTTAAAAGAAAGGAAGGGTATCTATGCCCAATTTAAAAAGAGACGATGTAGAAAGGATCAGCGATACATCTTTTAATATACATTGTGGAAAAAAAATTAGAAACCGAAGATTGCAATTAAAAAAAACGCAAACTTGGTTGGCTAATAAAATCCAAAAAACATTCCAACAAGTACAAAAATATGAGAAGGGAACTAATGGTTGTAGTAGCATAAGGTTAATGGAAATTGCTAATGCACTTAAAGTTCCTACTTGTTATTTTTTTGATGGATTTAATATTAAAACTTACACAAGTAATATGAACTATGGGGATAACTTACCTGAGTTGAATAGATGTAATCAGCACAGAAATGAAAAGATCTATCCTAACCCTAATTCTTATGGTGTAATGACCGACCATTTGAATCTGCCTACCATGTTAGCAGTTAAAACAGGTCAAGAAAACTTATAAACAATCATATAAGTTGTATGTGAGGTGTAGGCAGTCTAAGAATAAGGCTGCCTACCCTGAGAAGTGTAAAATGATAGACCTTTAATATATTAGAATCATTCTAAAATACAACCCTAAATATAACCCTCCAACCATACCCAATCATCATAATGATTACACCTAACTTGTAATTTCTTTAATCTTTTTACGATTATAAATCTTTTTAGATGGTATGATTTGAGTCTTATACTTAGGACTTCTTAAATCTTTTGCAACTGGATTATGCGTATTTTTTTTTATGGGTAACTTTTTTTCCAGTTTTTTTGGCATACCTTTTAGCAGCAGCTTTACCTTTTTTGCTGTAGCTGAAATGTTTTTTACCGACTCTTGGCATTTTGTTCTTCCTCCGCTATTCTTTTATAACAATCATAATGAGCTGGTCTTTTTGGTTCATGCTTTGCATGGTAATAACAAATGAAACTCATATCACTACTAATATCGCCATTACAATGAACACACTTACCAACATCAAATACTGCATTAGGTTTTCTTCCCCATGTTTTCTTAGTTGTTCTTCTTCTAGGCAAAACAATTATCTTTTCTTTTTGCCTTTTTTATTTTTCTTTTTTTTGCCTTTATTTTTTTTCTTCTTTTTCATTGGTCCTCCCATTTGTGATAACCTGTTTTATCTTTTATTAATGCTTCTTGTCTGCACTTCATAGGCACATAACTTACATGAATCCAACCAGAATTAATATCTAAATCATCATAGTATTCCAAAATTAATTGATCGTATTCAAAATTATTTTTTATGTGTGAAGCCAACTCTTTATTATCTACACCTGGAATTTCAAAATCAGCAGCAGCAGAACCATTGTTTGCACAATGTTGGCTCTTGCTAGAACTTCCAATGAGCTTACAAAGTTTAGGACTTCTAAATCCTGATGTAATTTTAAGAGGTAATTGATAATAGTCTCTTAAAGGTTGAAGAACATTAACAACTAATTGTTTAATGTTTTCTATTTGTTGTTCATCAGGTTCATTCTCAATATTATTTCGTAAAGCTGTTTGGCTTTGTGTCATTTCTTTGAGACTGAAATTTGAACTTAGCTTCATAGGTTTAAATTACTATAATAATTATAATTAACTTTCAACTTCTATTTTTGGCTTTGGTTTAGGTAGTATTAATTCAGGCATTTCCTGACAAACAAACCTAGTATATATCCCATGCTTATTAACATCTGTCCTACCAATTTCTTCTGTCTTATGAATAGACTTATGGTAGCCATCTAATAAGCAGTCATACATATTAGTATAATGTTTATCAGTAAAAGTATGGGGGTCTTGGCAAATGTTAGCGTAAAGGGAACAGATAATTATTGTTAAATGGATTTTCATGGATGTTCCATCATCATCTTACTTGTTTTTTTTTCTTCCCTTAATTTCTTTTCTAATTCTTTAACTTTATTAATAGATTTTTCAAGGTCGGTATTAGCATATTCTAACTTTTGCAGACATCTTTTATTAGCAGCGTCTTTAGATTTACCTGCATCTTCTAATTCTGCTATCTGTTGTTTAAGGATTCTTATTTGGTCCTTATATTCATTAATAATATCTAATGAACTATCTGACATATATTATTTTTTGTTGTTGCGGAAAATCTGAGTACCTTTTATACCAAAAATTGATGCACAAACTAAAATCCAGAGATTTGTGAACCATGATGGAAGTGCTTGGAAATGTTCAAAAAATAAATTTATCTTTGCCATAGCTTCAGGATCATCTGACCATACTCCCCAAGCCAAAATTACGATGGGTAATGTGAGTATCGCTAAAACTACCTCATCCTTATAGTCGTTTTGCCTAGCCTCTAGGAGTTTTCCCTGATAGGATTCCTCACCCTTAGCCATCTTTTCAGCATGAAGGTATTGAGCATCTGCCATACGCATCTTAGTTTCTTGACGCTTCTTATAAATGTGCGTACCTGCATTTAAAGCCAATTTTATTGCACTAAACCACATAAATTATTTCTTCTTTTTTTGGATTATACCATTCATTTCAAAATATTGTTTTAATAGATATACTTTGAACTTAATCCAAAGTTCCTTTAACTTTTTCATATCTAGCTCCCTCTGTTAAATATTATAGGATGTAAAGAATAACACCTATTGTTATTATAATAACTGCTTTAGTTTTAAAATTTGTTTTTTCCCAAAACAAAACAATTTTATCTATAAAATCTGGTATAGTCATATCTTATTATACACCTTTATTGGCAAGATTCACAATCATTTGTATCATCAATTATTACTTGATTTTCGTAGGTTTTATCTTCTTCTCTCTCACCACAATCACAGTCATTACAAGGACAATAATCTAAATATTCGTCTATGTGTGAGCCAAATTTACAATGACAGGTATGGTTACAACTTTTACAAATTTTACTCATTTTCTAATATTAATTTAGTTATTTTTTTTTCGCCCATATATATTTCTATTTCAGCTTTAGACTTTATACATTTATATTGAACTCTGCTATTATCTTTTAATTGTCTTTCAGCAATTCTTTTTCCTTTTAAACATTTTGAAATACTATCTTGTATTAAATGTTCTTTAATTTCATGGTCCACTATCATTAATAATGCAAAAACTGTTTCTAACATATTACCTCCTAATTGTAATTATATCCTGTGTTTGATTGTTCTAATTTTTTAAATAAATCTTCATGTTGTTTCATTATTTCTTCGTCTGAATCTATCATGCGATCCATCTGGTCTTGTAATTTTTCTACTTTTCTTTCAAGTTTATCTATTTGATTGTTATGTACTGCTTGAAATGTTGAGAGTTCAAAAGTTCTGGATAGACTCCAACCTCCTAATGCAATTAGGAGTCCAACCAACATTGTTAAAATTTTTTCCATCATTAGTGGCTGCTTCCATTTGCAAATTCTCTTTGCTTATCTTTTAATTTTTCTATATCTTTTGTTGCTTTGTCTAAAACTTTATTTATTGATTCTATCATTACTTTATTGTGCATCATATCATCTACCCTTGTAGTTATTTTTTCTAATTGAATAGCCATGTGTTCTAATAACATAAATTGTTCTTGGTCTATTGGTTTTTGTGTAGATGCCTCAAGTAAATCTTGTTCCATTAATTGTTTAGCAGTCTCTAAAGATGTAAGCCTACTTGTAATATCCGCCCATGCCCACACACCCATAGCAACTGCAAAAATAATTCCAATCATATTTTTGATTGGCATAGCCACACTTGTGTTTTCATTAAGTTTCATTTTTTATTTCTTCTTCCCATATATTTTTTTTACTAACTTATACCATAAATTCTTATACTTAATATCTTTAGTTTTATTCCAAAGATTAGCCAACTCATCTAATTTATTTTGCATTATATTTTTTTCTTCCCATGTAATTTTCTGATGGTTCATAGTTCCATTTTTTGCCATGATGACCTCTAATATCACAATAAAACATTCTTAACCTTACAATCAATTTTATTACAGCTTTAGTCATAATCTACCATCATTAATTCTATATTTAATTCTTTTTGTTTTTTTGTTGGAATCCTATAAATCTTTAGTGATCTTTTTTTCCAGGTCTTTTTTCTATATTTTTTTCTATAGGTAATTGTTTTAACATCAATTAATTTTATTTTACCACAATTATCTACAGCAACAATATCAAAAGGACATTGTGGATCAACGCTTTTAGCAACCCAATATCCCTGTTTAGTTAATTTTGTTATGGCTTTTAATTCAGATAAAGTTCCCTTTGCACTCTTGCTCAAATTAGCCATAATAATACATACAATATATAGTTGTGTAATACAACTAAAACACTATATATATTAATTTTTACTTTGAAATTCTTTTATTAAAGTATCAATATAATCTTTACCTAATACTTCGTCTAAAACTTTTCTTTTATCTTTGGGAATATTACTGATTTGATATTCCATTAAATAAGGAATTAAAGAAGCATCACTTTGAAGTGCTTTCATGGTATTTTTTTTAGCTTCTTTTATAAATTCTTTAATAACATAAACCTGAACATTTGAACTCATAGATAAATATTTAGGACTTGTAACTATATCAGATAAAGCTAAATGAATTTGTGGTGCAAGAATATTTTTATACATTCTATCTAAAAAAGGTATGCCAGTTGTTTTAAATATTTCACTATATCCAATATTTAAACGATCTATTTCTTTTTCAGCAGCATTTTTTTCTTGTTTAATAGTTACTCCAGTTAGTTCTGTAAATATAGGTCTGTCATTTCTTAATGGTCTAGCAACCCATTTACCACTTTCTTCATCATATACAGCATGAGTAGTTGAAGAATAATCTGGAAGTTCATCTTTATTAAATATACTTTTAAAATTTCTTTTAATAGATTCACCCAGACTTGTATCTAATGGTGCAGTTCTAGTATCTTTAACTGCTTGTGTTGTTCCAGTAAAACCTTCATATAAATTAATGTAAGTTTTAAATGGAGTCATATATTGGTTGGCTATTTTTCCCACCATATCATTAATTCTATTCCACTTTTTAGTAGTCATGGGATCAGTAATTAAATTAATAATTTGATCTACCATATATAAACCTGTTCCCCCTCTTGTACCTGCAAAAACTTTTAAAATCTCTTTAGTTGGATTAGCAGGAAAAACTCTTACACCATTTTGATAACGATGAATTAAATCAGCAACATATAAATAAGCTGCTAATGGGTTATAAGGTAAAAGATCAATTGTTTTATCTCCAACTTTTAATTCATTCCATTTTTCTCCAGCCATTTTAGAGCCTCTCATTTGATAAGCGGTTGCAAATATTCCCCAACCTACTAGAGCTTTACTTATTCCACTAACATCTCCTTTTGATAATCTTTGAAGAAAACCTTTAGTCCATGTACCATCTGTAGAAAATTTAAGTATTGTAGAAGGAATATCTGTAGCCACCCCTACCACTCCTCTTATTGTAGAAAGAGGACTATATTCAAATAAAAATTTTAATGAGTTTGCTAAGAATCTAGGAAATGGAATTAATAAAGATAAAGTAAATGGCATACTATTTACAAATTTTACAAAGTTTTTTGCAATTCCAGTTTTAGGATCAAGTGCATAAGTTGCTTCTAAAGCTATATCAATAGCAGCAGCTATATCTTTTTTTCTTATTGTTTTCATTAAATTTGGATCACTAACTAATTTTGCTAAAGTTGCACCCTTACCATATACATCTGGTTTAGCTCTAATAAGAGCATCTAAGGCGTTTTGAAAAACAGCTCTCCTTGTTAAAAATTCTTGGAATCTATTAAAGACATTAAATATATCTACTGCTTTTTGTGCAACTCCTAATGGGGAATATTTACCTGCGGTTGATCCTTGAACATCAGAACTGTACCTTAAAAATAAACGATCTTTTAATTTTGGAAAAGATGATAAAATATTATTTACATCTGTTTTAACTTTTCTAAATCTAATAGGATTTATTTGTCTAAATATATCTATAAATCCTTGAAAAGTTCTAACTGGATCAGCAGGAGCATGAGCCACTTGTCTGCCAGTTATCTTGGACCACAATTGTTCTCCACCAAATCTTACTGCATCATTTAAAACATTAATTCCTTGTCTGCCAATCTGAGAAATAAAGTTTCTTGCAGCAGTCGCCCATCTTCCAACCATCATTCCCCTTCTAATATTATCTAATGGTTTCATTATACCATCTAATAATAATTCAGAATCTACACCTTGATTATCTAATTCTTTTCTTAATCCTTTAGTAACCTTTCCATCATCTAAAAATTTACCATAAACTCTTGCTAATGCTCCCATCTGTTGTAAATCTCTAGCAGATTCTTTAATGGTAGTTCTAAATAAATTCATTATTTCTTCTACAGAAACTTTATGTTTTTCTAAAAGTTTTTCATTTCTAATAATTTGCATTATTCTAGGAGTCGTCATAACATCATAGATTTGATCTGATATTCTTATTAAAGGATTCCTTATTACTTCTGCTCTATCAAAAAGATCAGCCATAAAATCAGAAATTCTTTTTCTAACCGCAGGATTAATTCTTACTGTTTTTAAAGAATCATCAATACCATCTTTTATTGTTTGAGTTGCAGTTTCAACTGTTTGGTTTAAATCAATATCTTTTCTTAAAGATTTAGGAATTACTCCTGTTGCTTCATCAACAATATTAGCTTCTTCTTTTATTTTTTTATTATAATTTTTAATAGGTTCGTCTGTATTTTTTAATTTATTTGTTTTTATTCCATTAGCTTTTCCTCTGGCTAAAAAAGAAAATAATCTATCTAAAGCTATACCAAATATACCACCTTCAGCAGCCATCTTTAATCTAGCTTTATCTTCTGAATCTTTATCAGTAGCTTGTAAATATTCTGTAATTGGATTTGCTAAATGTGGGTAGGCTTGAACTAAATTAGATAGTCTAGCTTCAAAAGGTGAAAAAGCAAATTGAGCAGCAATTTCTCCTTTAATACTAGCTTCAATAGATTTACCAAATAATGTTTTAGCTTGTGGAATTTTTAATAATTTTTGTGCTTTAGTTAATCCTAAATAAGGAGTCATAAAACCAATTAAGTCTCTACTAAAACTTCCACCAAAATATTCTGGTTCAGGTATTTTTTCAAATTCATAATTAATAAGTTTATTATCAGCTCCAGCTTTTCCTCCTAAATAATTAATAAAATCTATTGTTCCTTGTCCAGTATCTTTTGCTGCACCCAAATATGTTCTTCTTAAAAGATTTTCTTGAAAATCTTCCCATGTGGTATAACCATCTTGAACTGAACCACCATCTAAAACAGAGCCTTTCATTACATCTTCTGTTTCTGTAGATTGAGAAACATCTATAATTTCACTTCCTGAAGTAAATTCTTCCCATGAAATTTCTTTTTTAACTTCTTCTTTTTTTTCTTTTTTAGGAATTTTAAAAGATGACATGAAATCATCTTGTTTATTGATTGTTGAAAGTGGAGTAATTTTTATTCCTGCTTCTTCAGCAGAAATTAAATCTTCATCTTTAGATTCTTCTTTTAATAATTTTTCAAGATCAGCTTTTTTTTTCTTTTTTTCTTCTTCGCTAATTGTAGAAACATTAACAATTGTTGAGTCTTTTGTAAATTCTTCCCAGCTTATTGTAGCCATACAAAATACTCCCTATTAAACAGGCTCTAATATTGGCGTACCATCTTCTTTAAAGCCAACCACTTTAACTTTTATTCCTTTTGAATTTGTGATAATTTGACCAATTTTTAATTTACCTACACCATCTTTACCTGAATAAAGTTCCTCAAGTATATTAAACTCACCTCTAATATATTTTTTATAAAGGTCTTGTTCTATCTTAGGTAATTTTTTAATTGCTACTTCTTGATCTGCCTCTGGAAGCATTTGAATTTTATCATATATAGATTTAGCAGCATCTGCTAAAGTATTTTTTTGAGTTCTTTTAGTTAGCATAGCAGAAACATATTTTTCAGGAAAAGCTCTAAATAATTCTAAATCTCCTTCAGGAACTTGACTTTCATATTTTTTAATAAAGTCTCTTTTTTTTTTAGCGGATTTAATTTTTTCAACTCCTTCAGTAAAAGATAAACCTTCTTTAACAGAAGGGAATAAAGATTCTCCAACACCTTTTCCTTGAAATCCTTTTGCAGCCATAGCTGCTCCTATATTAATATAAGGATTTGCAAACATATCATATAAACCTGATGTACCAGGTTGATTAAATGTAGTTAATAATCCACCTTTGCCAAAATTACCTCCAGTTCCGAATAAACCTGAAGTAGGTGCTACCGATCTATTAGGTCCAAAAATACCTAAATCTTGTCCTTGCGTTCCTACCATGTATTTTTTTAACCAATCCCAAGCCATTATATTAATCCTTGTTGTTTAATCCATTCTGTGTTGAATGGGTTTCCTGATAAATTTGTCATTGTGTAGCCACCAGGAAAAGTATTATTATAACCAAATTGTTGTGATGTGTCCACCATACCTAAAATGCTTTCTATATTAGCTTTAGCCGAATTATATGTGTTTAAATAGTTAGGGTCTAATCCTGTTCCTGTTTGATTGTTTGCGAACCATTGATCTACCATTGATAATTCTGGAGTTTGATTTGCAACCATATAAGATGCTTGAGGAATTAAAGAAGAAACAGCTTCTTTTTCTTGATTTGTTAAATTATTAATATTACTTGTATCTCCATCTCTATATAGGTCTTGAAATGCCTCTGATCTATGACCGCTATCATAAAAATTTTGATCTATTTCTGCCTGTGTTTCTGTATCTAAATCTTTATAATTTAATCCATATTCACCTTGTGCATATTCATTTACAGAACTATAAACAAAATCACCCTCACCAATTCCATCTTCGCCAGTAATACCCTCATATTGATTTTCATTTTTACCTAATAAACCACTAATACCTTTTATAGCCGCTCCAACTATACCACCACCTTTAATGTAATCTACAATTTTATCAGCTAAAGTTTTAGTATTTGTTGGTTCTACATCAAAGCTAGTAGATGTATATGTTGAATCAATATCTTCTGGTGTGTTGTATTGTTGAATAACACCATCACCTGCATTACCTGTTCCAGCGTATGCACCACCTTCAAATTCAGACCTAGACATACCGCTACCTGCTGATGATGTTCCAGCAAGACTAGATTCTGTGTAACTATCAAACTCAGGATAAGCAGGGATTCCTTCTTCTGTTATTGTTTTTTGTCCACCTAAATTCTCTAAGGTTTCTGCCTCTCCAGGTGTTATGTATGCTAAAATATGCTTTTGTCCTTTTATTGTTTTTGAACTTAATAATCCCATTATGCTCCTTATTTAATTAATGCGATAGCAACTAAAACAAATAATATAACAATATATTTTGTTGGTTCATTATTAACTTTAGTTTGAAAATCAAAATAGAATTTTTTAATTGTTTTCATTATAGTAGTCCTCCCAAAAATCCTAGACCACCTCCTAATAAAGCACCAGCTCCTCCACCTAAACCATAACCAAATGCTGCTCCTCCTAGCCCAGTTGTAAATGGATTAGCTTGAGTATTAACTGCACCTGATCTAACAGGAAAGCCAGAAGCAATAGGTGAAACTACACTTCCATATTGTTGTAGTGCTTGAAATGGAGCTATGTTTTGTTGTCTTTGTATATTTTCTAATTGTCCACCTACTTGTGTTAAATTTGGTGCTTGTTGTGCAATTGCTAATTGTCTAGCTCTATCGGTATTATACTGTTGAAAAGCTAAAGGTAATGCTTGTTGTGCTACTTGATTAATAACTTGTGATTGAGCTAAAGGAGAAGTTGGTGTTCTTCCAGCTCCTGTAAATTGACTTGCAACATTTCCATAAACATCCCCTGCTGTTTTTTGAATTAAAGGGGAAAGGAAAGGGTTTAAATATTTTCCTGATAATGTGTCTGCTAATTGCTGTTGTGCAGCATTAGCCATTACTTCTTGTTGTGCGATACCTTGTGTTGTTTGAGTAGTTGGTGCAACATAACCTGCTGCTGCTGGTCCTTGATTATATATTGCTCCAGCTTCTGAAATTATTTGATTTAATGCTGGTTGTGCTGGTGCGTAAGGTTGTTGTGTTGTAGTTTGTGTTTGTCCACCACCTGATGATCCGCCTCCTAAAAAACTCATTTATTTTTCTCCTGTTTGATTTGTTTTTCTAAAACAATATGGGTTCTTTTATACCCAAAATTATTTAAAACTTTTTGCCATCCTGGTCTTGCAATCAATTCAAGCATTAAACAATTTTCATTTTTAGCAAATTCTTCAATATCTTTTATTAAATGTTGCCATTTATTTCTTTGCCTTCCAGTCATCATATAAATATGACAAATTTTACCTAAAGGCTTTTGTATTATTTCAGTAATAACTAACCCAAAATATTTATCAAGGGTTGTTTTTTGTTTTTTATCCCACAATATCCAAACTTGAAACTTACCTTCTTTAGCGGTTTGTAAAACAAAAGCTGAATCTGAAAGTTGACCTGAATAAAGTAAAGATTTTCTTATATCTTTTTCAATAAGACCCCACACTTTATCAAGTTCTTTTGTAGGTATTCTGACTAATTCCATAAATTACTACAATTTTGAGGTCATTACAACTATGTAATTGATAAATAACTCATAGATATATCTACAGCATCTGTGCTACTCATGGTTATTTTAAGTATATCTGTTTCCTCTAAAATTAATGGTTCTGTAATGAGTTGTTGTGCTGTATTGGCAGTAGTTGCGGTAGTATTTATGATTTTATAGGTCGCACTAGCCGAAGTATCGGTTACTTCTAGGGTAGCTGTAGGTGTGTTTGATGAATTATTACTTAAAACAATAGACTTTATAATAATAGTTTCACCACTACTTGCTGTTAATATTGATGTCTGAGCAGTCGTAGTAAGTGATTTGCCTGAAAATTTATAACTATGAGCCATCTTTTTTTTCTTCTTTTGGTAAGTAACTTAATAAATGTTGTAATTTAGAATAATTACTATCTTTAATTTCTAGCCATTTATCTATTTCTTTATTTATATCACTATGATCGGCTAAAGCCATAGGATTTTTAAGTAATAATTTTATATTTTCATCAGCCTCTAAGACCTTTGCTTCATATAATCTTTTAAGTGATTCTATTCTTTGTTCCATATTATTAGCAGGGAGTAATGGGGTGGTCCATTACCCCCAGCAAATAATATATCAATTTTTAAACCAACTTGGTAGTCCTAAATGAGGTCGCTTATCAAAAAGGTTTTGTTGTGAACCAGGTGTTTTTTTATTGTTATAATGTAAAAAAACTTGTCCGCAAGACTTACCTTTAAACTTTTCTCTCCAATGCTCTAGTTCGCAACCACTATACACTAACATATCTCCAGGTTTTAAAAGAACTTTAATTCCTTTAGCTTTACTTTCTGTTGTAATTTTTTTACCATCTGGAATACCAACATTTTCATTTGGACTTAAATAAATATCCCAATCATCTCCTCCTAAATTCATTGTCGTAGATATTTCACAACTAAATCTATCTTTATGTCTTTTTAAAATATCCCCTTTTTTATAAATTCTTGCATAAGTATAAGCTGGATTTAATTTTAACCCTGTGGTTTTTTCCATAATGGGTTGGCATTTTAATAATAAAGTTTCCATAACTATATCGGCATAGCAAGAATAAGTATTTGGGATTTGTTCTTCTTTTCCCTCATAGTAACCTAATATAACTTCATAAGGAGAAATATATCTTCTTTGCATACAAGTATCATAAACTTGTTTTTTCATTAAAAAATAATTGTAAATAAAAGTAGCCATATCTTTTGAAATAGCTTCTTTAATAATTGCATATTTTTTTTTCTTAAACATCTTTTGCCATTTCTTTTGGTATAGCTTGTATGTTCCAATGAATAAATCTAAATGGTTCTATACCATGATCTACTGAGTATTCATGTTCCAAAAATCCTGGAAATATAATTAATGTTCCTGGAGTAGGTTTAAAATGTATTAATTCACTTCCTGCCCAAACGCCTTTAAGGTCTGGTTTCATTTTTAATTTAGTACATCTTGCACCTGTTTTAGGTTCATGGAAAATAGGAAAAGAAGTTTTATCCGAACACTTTAAAAAATAAAAACCTGATACATGTTGATTCCAATGTATGTGTGCTGAATGATGTCCGCCACCTTTTTTAGAAAATTCTTGAACCCATAGTTCGCTAAACATAGTTTGATATTGTTGCATATCATAACCCATGTGATCTAAAAATTCCCAAGACTTTTGACCTATATAATCTCTAAAATCTCTAAAATCATTATCTATTGTTAAAGGTGTGGAATGATGACTTGTTCCAAAATCTTTATTAATTTTAATATTTTTTTTATCTCTTTTTCTAGCTTCGTTTATATATTTATTACTAGCTTTGTTTAAAGATTTTAAAAATTCTGGTTTTTGCTCACTCCAGATTGGTGTCCAAAAATAATTATTAATATACATATTATCTAAAAGGTAATCCTAAATGCCAAACTACAAGACTATATCTTGTACCTTGTGTTACTGGTTTAACTCTATGCCAAACAAAACTAGGAAATACAATAATAGAACCTTTGGGTAATATTTCTTTACATTGTATTCTATGTTTTGATTCATCTCTCATGTGTGGATCATAGTTTCTAAAATCAAATTCTAATTCTCCACCTTTATATTCTGAACCATCGGTTAATTGACAAGTCATAGATAGTTTTCTTATTTTTCCATTATCAGGATCGTTTTTATTTTTTCTTTCATAAGGTTTATCCCAACTATCACAATGCCAATCGTAAAATTGATTTAATTTATATTTTGTAAATTGACATGATTCAGACCTTTCCCAATCAAAATTCCAACCAGCATTTCTATTAGCTTGATGGACAAAAGGATGAAGTTCTTTATAAATCCAAGTATCATTTAACCAAACTAAATCTGATTTTCTTTTTCTTTGAATATTTTTAACATCATTTTTTGATAACTTTTCTTTATCATACCCCCCTGTTCTAGCTATAACTTCAGCTTGTGATAATCCATATTTAATTACTTCATCACAAAATCTAGGGGTTAAGGCAGATTCAAAATACCAATAATAATTAGATATATTCATAGGTAGAAGTTAAAATAAAGTTAAGGGAATCTTTTTGATTGTTAGTGATGTAATACATATTAGTTGAGGGGAATATAATAAATTTATTATTTTTTAAAAGTATATCCCAGCTTCTTCCTTTTCTTCTATTGTCGTCATAATGTATTTTAACGCTACATTCTTTAACATTAACACCATATAATATAGTGTAATCTGGAGAATTTCTTAAATCAACTGGGTCTATATTAAGTAAAGGAATAGAAATTTCGTTAGGTTTATATATTTCGCCTGTAGTTAATTTATTAACTAAAGTAAAACCATATTCTAAATTAATATGTTCTCTTAAATATGTAGTTAATTTATCCCATTCCCTTGAAAAAGGAAAAGGACAATCTTGAATTTGATGTTTTAAAATATCTTCTTGAAGTTTATTACGATCAATTTCAAAACCTTTAGGCATTGAAACATCACCATAATATATTGCTATTTCGGAAAGTTTATTTTTTTGTATTATTCCACCCATACAGTTTAATTACAGATTAGATTTTAATTCCCAGTCTGTGCTGCTTTCGTTCCATTCGTAACGATGTTTGTGTGTTCCTGCATCGTTTTGTGTTTGTTGTTCAGCAGTTAAAGCTGGAGCATCTCCTTTTGGAGACTGCCATCTAGCTTCTGTTGTATTTTTAACCCAAGACGCATAAGGTTTTTTAGGGAAAAACATATTATTATCTTCATCCCATTCATAACCTATACCAGCATAGTTGCCTCTGAAAGCTTTAGAATCATCTCCTGAAGAATGCTTATTTAATGATGTATTGTATGAAGTTTGAATCCACATTTGAGCTGCCCAATTATTATGCTGCTCTAAATATTGTTGTCCTACTGATTCGTCCTCAACGCCATCAGCATTTTTCATGTCTTTGTTATCAAGTGTTAATACTTGAATAACTTTTCCATTCATGCCTATTTTTGCAAAGTGTGCCATAATTTTCTCCTTATATATTAAAATTAATTGTTAAACAATACATAAATATTATTGAAATTTATACCTTATTACAACTATTCCTGATCCACCTTGACCACCTGCAGAATTAGTTGGTTGATTTCTACCAGCACCACCACCTCCACCACCTGTGTTAGCAGTTCCTGCATTACCAGTTCCTGGAGGAGTTGTAGAACCTGCTCCGCCTCCACCAACACCAGCAGATCCACCACCGCCGCCAGCTCCTGATGGTCCATATCTTCCACCACCGCCACCGCCAGCGTAATATCTAAAACTTCCGCAAGGTGCACCATTAGAACCAAAAGCTGTAGGCATACCTGCTCCAGCACCACCATTTCCACCAGCAGGTCCACTTCCTCCGCCACCTGTACCGATAGCTCCACCGCCACCTCCTTGTCCATAACAACCTCCACAATAACCAGCACCTCCATTATTTCCTTGAGATGGACTTACAGGAGGGGTATTTCCTGATCCTGCTGCATTTGGATGAGGTCCAGAAACTGATCCTCCGCCTCCAGAGCCACCGCTTGTATTATCATTTGGATTAGCAACTCCTCCTACTCCACCACCTGTTGAAGTTATTGTTGAAAATATTGAATCACTTCCTTTAGCAGCATTTCCACTACTTGCTCCTGTTGAACCTGGTCCACCACCACCTACAGTAATAGGATAACCTTGAGCTGTTACTGGTAAATTAGCTGGACCTGCTAAAGGTTTGCCTGGATAAGTTAATGGAGAAATAGAAGGTGAAGCAAATCTAAATCCACCTGCACCTCCACCTCCTCCATAAGAAGCTCCAGCACCGCCACCACCAGCAACTACTAAATATTCTACTGTATTAGATCCAGCAGGTGATCCTCCTGCTGTAACTGTTAAAGTTCCAGGTCCAGTAAATGTATGAATTTTATAATCTCCGCAAGTAGTTATAGTACCACCTGTAGCAGCAACATAATTACTTCCTACACCAGCAAAAGACCCATCTTGTATTGATCTCCAACCTTTTGTACTATCTACATAAACTAAAGTTAAACCTTCACCTTCAGTACTTAAAATAACACTACCTGCACCGCCATTAATTTTTTCTGAACCATTTGGTGTAATTGTTAAACCATTTGAATCAAATGTATTTGCATAATCTTGAACTGCAATTATATTTCCAGCAGAACCTGCTGGAAGTGTAACAGTAAAGCCTCCACTTGTAGTATTACAAAAATATCCATTACCACTAACTGCTGTAAATCCTGTTGCTTTAATTGAAGATGTATCCCAATTTACTGCTCCTGTTGCACCAAAACCTGTTGCTGTTCCAGAGTTAGTTATTGTTGCACCAGCAGGAATAGTAAATGTATCTCCACTATCTCCTAATGTTGTAGTTCCACAAGCTGTTCTTGGACTAATTTTATTTACTTTTATTTCACTCATTATTGAAATTTATACCTTATAATTACTATACCTGAACCACCAGACCCACCTGCAATTCCTGATGGAGCTGAAGCTGGTGAGCCACCGCCTCCTCCAGTATTAACAGTTCCATTTACGGCTGTATCTGATGGATTACCTCCACCATTTCCACCATTTCCACCGCCACCTGTTCCACCGGCACCACCATTTCCGTTGGGATTATAAGATCCACCTCCTCCACCGCCTGCATAAGCTGTTGGCGAACCTGATATTGAAGTTGTCCCTCCTGCACCTCCATCTCCAGCATTTCCTGGAGAAGCTGCATCTCCACCTGCTGCAGTAGCACCACCACCTCCACCACCAGCACTTGGTCCTGTGTTGGCACCATCACCTCCTGGATTTCCTTGTGAAGGACTAACTGGGGGAGTATTTCCTGCCGCACCACATCCTCCTGGAGGGGCACTTGTTCCACCTGCGCCTCCACCTGATCCACCTGTTCCCTCAGGAGCAGCAGATGGAGTTCCATAATTTCCTCCTCCACCGCCTGTAGAAGTTATTGTGGAAAAACTTGAATTTGATCCTCTTGGTCCTGCTTTTTGAGAACCTGAAGCTGGAGTTGCTGGGGCTCCAGTAGCACCTGCACCAATTACTATTGGATAACCTTGTACTGAAATTGATATAGCAGTTGGAGTTGCTAATGGAGTTGCTGTATATGGACCTGAAACAGGAGTGCTATGTGATTCTCTTAAACCTCCAGCTCCACCTGCTCCTGTTCCATCATAATTTCCACCATTTGCCGCACCTGAACCACCGCCAGCTACTACTAAATAATCTACTGAACTTGATCCTGCTGGATTACCTGCACAGGATACACAAAATGTTCCTGGTCCTGTAAATTTATGAATTTTATAATCACCACAAGTACTAATTGTTCCACCTGTTGCAGTAACATAACCAGCGCCTACTTGACTTGTTGTATCATCATTAATTAAAGACCAACCTTTAGTTGCGTCCATATAAATAAATGTAACGGATAAACCATTGGTACTTAATGTAGAATCAGCAGCAGTACCATCCATATTGGAACCTCCTCTACCTACGGTTACTGCGTTAGTTCCAAAAGTTCTTGCATAATCTTTTATTGAAACGATGTCTCCAGCACTTGGAGAACTTGGCAAGTTAATTGTAATTGTGCCTGAGGTTGTATTTAAAAAATATCCTTTTCCTGAAACTGCCGTAATAGGTGAATCTGAATTTGTTTTAATAGTCGTTACCCAATCAACTGTCCCTGTTCTACCAAAACCTGTTTGTGATGCACCAGTTGCTAAAGCAATACTATCGCCACTTGCACCTAGTGTAATTGTTGTTCCACATTTTTTGATGATGTTTGAATCATCTGAAACTTTATTTATATTATCTACTTTTATTTTACTTGACATATTTTACCTATTGATACTTGTATTTTATAATAACTATTCCTGAACCTCCATTAGCTCCATTACCAGATCCATTTGTTCCTTGACCACCTCCACCGCCACCGCCAGTGTTTGTTGATCCAGCTACTGCTGCAGGTGGACCTGCTCCCCCTGCTCCGCCACCACCTGGTGCTGATGGAGTAGCTACATTACCACCACCTCCACCACCAGCATAAAATCCTGCAGGACTTCCTCCTAATGGAGCTGGAAAAGATGGACTAACATCTAAGCCATTTCCTCCAGGAGTTGCTGCATTTGCTGTATAAGATGCTCCTACTGATCCTGCACCTCCACCACCTGCTGATGAACCATTAGCTGGACTTAAAGATCCAGGAGTACCACCATATTCAAAATTTCCACCATTATTTCCTTGAGGTGGACTCACAGGAGGGGTATTTCCTGTTCCACCATTATTATCATTTCCACTTGTTCTTGCTGCACCACCACCAGAACCTCCTGGAGAGGCATCTGTTGCTGGAATAGGTGTATATGAAGGATTTCCAGCATTATTTCTTGCACCTTTACCACCACCTGCTGATGTATTTGATATAACTGAAGAATTATTTCCATTACTTGCTACTGGACCACCTGAACCTGGATCAGAACCATACGCACCACCTGAACCAATTACAACTGGGTAACCTTGAGCTGAAACAGAAACACAAGATATATTTCTTAATCCTCCTGCTCCTCCACCACCGCCAGCTCCACCACCACCACCTGCAACGATTAATGTTTGAGCTGTATTTGAACCTGCTGCGTTACCACCACAGGAAACTGTAAAAGTACCTGGTCCTGTAAATTTATGATATTTATAATCTCCTACTGTAGATTCTGTTCCACCACTAGCAGCTACAAATTTTATTTCATTAACTACATTATTTGAATAAACAGGCATCCAACCTTTAGTGCTATCTGCATAAACTAAAGTAACTGCCTGACCTTCTGTGTTTAATGTTAAATTAAAAGTTTCACCTTGTATAGGTTGTGAATTTCTATTTATAGTACAAGCATTAGTGTCAAATGTTTTTGCATAATCTGAAACAGAAACTATATTACCAACAGAAGGTGAACTAGGAAGTGTAACGACCACAGCTCCACCATTTGTATTTACAAAATATCCTTCGCCAGAAACTGCTGTAAAATCTCCTGTTTTAATTGATGTTTGCCAATCTACTGTACCAGTTCTACCAAAGCCAGATTGACTAGCTCCTGTTGCTAATTGAACTGTTTTACCAGAACTACCTAAAGTAAGTGTAGATCCGCATTGAACATCAACTGTATTTACTTCTATTTTGCTCATACTATTACCAATGTTCCTGTTACTGTTATTGTGTGTGGAAATGTAACTGGTCCTGCAAGGACAGCACTTTCAATCGTTAAAGTATTGTCTATGGTTGCAGCATGAGTATAAATTTCCTCACTACCTGGTTTGTTACCAATATAATCTAATGTATATAAACTCATTTATTTTATCCTTATGTACTAATTGAATCTACTCTACTAACCCAACAATCAACGCTACTTGCAGCACTTGATTGTCCTTTTAAAACATCAGTATTTTGCATTACAACTTTAGACCCACTTTGTATTAGTTCAACTGAACTAGCTGGTGGGATACTCAAGTCTTTTACAAGATACCTAGTAGTAGAACCAGACTCAGAAATCCATACGCTACAAGTTACTGCTGCTGATGTAATGTTGGCTAATCTGCACCCAACAATAGCATCATCAGAATTAGCAGTTAAAATCGTTGTTGCCGAATTTGTAATCTGCTGACCTGTTCGTTCAAAATCCTGTGCCATTTATCCTCCTTATAAAGCTATTGCCATAGCTGTTGCGAAACCTTTTGAAGCTCCATTAGTTATTTTACTTATGTTAATCGCATTTACAGCTAATGTTATTGTGCCTGATGTAGTAATTGGCGTACCACTTACTGTAAATTCTGATGAGCCACTATCTGCAACTGCCACACTTGTTACTGTTCCAGTATAAGATGGTGTAACTCTTGAAAAAGTAATATTTACTGAACCTATACTACCAGAATTATCTGTAGTACATAAGTAAATTCTATCAGCATTTGTAGAACCCTCTTGAACAATAATTAATTGTCCAGCTAGTTCTGCGACTGTATCATAATCTGGATCTCTTGAAGCTGTACCACTTGCTACAACTTTGTAAATACCATTTGTTTTAGCGTCTGTTTGATCTTTAACTAAAACTTTATTACCAGTTGCTAAAGTGATTCCATCTAAAGTATCACCATTTTGTAAATCTGCTGTTAAATCTATATTTGCTGTTGTTGCAGCTCTTGTAATAATTCTTGTTTTAAGTCCTGCAACTAAATCATCTACATAGCTTTTTATAGTTACATCTGAAGCTCCAGATGGAGTACCTATTCCTGTAATTGTACCACCTGTAATCGCTACGCTATTTGCTGCTTGTGTTGCAATACTTCCTAAACCTAAAGATGTTCTAGCAGTAGCTCCTGATTCTGTTGTAAAATTAGACCCATCTCCAACTATGAAATTACTATCAGTTGGTGTTAATCCAGCAACATCAGTTAATTGTGCATCATACGCTTGAACATCTGATCCAATTGCTAAACCTAAATTAGTTCTTGCAGAAGAAGCTGAAGCAACATCGTTTAAATTGTTTGCTTTAACATTTTTTGCGTCTAGTTGTGTTTGTATGGCAGAAGAAACTCCTGATACATAACCTAATTCTGTAGAAGTTACAGACGATACCGCAACTTTACCTGAACTATTAGAAGCTAAAGCTCTTGAAGCAGTTAAATCTGAAGAAACAATAGTAGTTGCTGCTCCAGTTATGGTAGCTGCTTTTGCATCTAATTGTGTTTGAATGTTTGAACTAACTGTATTTAAGTATTGAAATTCTGTTGTTGATACTGTTCCATCACCAATTTTTGTTGCAGCAATTCCTGTTGGAATAGAATCATTAGTTTTAGATAATACTCCAATATAAACTGTAGTAATAGCTTCGCTTGAAAGTGAACCACTATCCCAAGTTACATTGACTGTTGTATTTGATGAAAAAGATGAAGTTGATATAGTTCCATAAATTGTTCCTGGAGTTGGTGCAGTTAATTTAATTCTTCTTCCTGTATGATAAACTGAAGTTACATTAACACCAGCAATCGTAAATGAAGTTGCACTTGCATAGGCATAAGTTACACTTGCATCTCCATCTCCATATTCTACCCATTGACTATCATTAAACCAATCTCTAGTATTTTTCATTAATGCTCTTAAAGCATTATTTAAATTACTAGGTAACATTCCCTCACCAACATTAAGTCCATTTAGTGATGTGTTACTTGCTTGGGTTGTTGAGTAATCTTTAATATTTGTAGTCATTTATTTAATCCATAAACCATGCGAAAACTTTTGGGTTTTCATCATTATTTTTATTTATTAATGCGTTAGCAACTTCTTCAACTTGTCTTTGGAAATATTCTTGATTTTCCATAGCGTATCTTATGTTATCAATATTCTTATCGTCCATTATCTAGCTCCACCTCTACTAGCAACTAAATCAACGCCTTGTGCATGAGTCCAAGTTGAACCTGCTGCAATTTTAACATTTGCTCTAACATATCTACCTGAAGCTCTTACTGGAACTGAACCATTTGTTACCATTGAACTGTAGGAAGATGTGGTTGCATCATCTGCTAATCTTTCCCTTGTTGTAATTGCAACTGTAGCAGTTGTATCTACAATGGGTCTGACCTCTGTTATATCCGATCTTAGTCCAGGAAACAACTCCATTTCTGTAGTTTCTAATTCTACATCATTTGTGTTGCCTGAAAAAATTGCTGCCTTTTTATCTCCATTTACTGCTCCTAAATATAATTGTCCTCCATCCCAAAATGGAGTATCTAAAGCAATATTAATATTATCCAAATTTGCTGAAATTAAATCCATCATTTCTACAGTATATCCACCAACGAATTGAGTAAAAATAGCACTAGCATTAGCTTTAGCAAAAGACCATTTTTCAGTAACATAGTTATAAACTAGTAATTTATCACAAATACCAGTAGTATTAGCTTCATTATCTCCACTAGGATATAGCCAAATTGCTAATGAATTAAATGGGTCAACTGCTGCTACTATTCTATCTGTATAGGCTTTATCTAAATCTATATCAAAAAATCTATTAACTTTTTCAGCTCCAATAGGTTTTATTTGATCTCCATTAAGCTCAAAAAATCCATCATCTGCATAAAAGAAAACCCTTCTATTATCTTGACAAACTGTTTTTCCATAAACCGCACCTCTATTAGGAGATACAACTGAAAATCTAAATATTGTTGCACCACCTACAAAGTCCATACGCACAATTTCATTTTGCCTAAAAATATAACCATATTCTCCTGAAGTTATAGCTACAATTTGTCCACCTGATCCAGGTAAGTCTTGATAATCTGCTTGTTTAGACCCTGCTGTCCAATGGGTAATATCATTAATACCAGACCATTGAACTCTATTTCTATTATTCGTTTGATTTCCTGTAACTAAAAAATCTCTAACTACTCCTGATGTTCTAAATGTTGGGGGAGAACCAGATGTTGCAATAGTTGAAAGATTGGCAAAATTTGTAGAAGTTCCCATTAAGTAATATTGTGGAGCATCTACTCCATTACTAACAATAATATAATCTCCAAATTGTGTAAATGTAATATAATCTGTATCACTTCCTGTTAAAGGTGTTCCACCAGAAAAATTTGTAGTTGTTAATCTTGCTGTATCAGATGAAACATTAGTTAAATTTTCATTTCCAACTGTTGCTCTTGTTACAGTTACTTCTGCCGATGATACTGTTGCTGAAAAATCAGCATGACCATTAATAGTATTTTTTAAATTTGTAGCAGTAGTATCGTTATTTGTTTGTACTTGAAATTGGTTTGTAGATGGAGTTCCTGTAACTGAAGTGAATACAACAGTTGATCCATCATTTTTTTTTAAAGTAATAGTTTTTCCAGTTCCAATATTTGCATAATCCGAAACTGTTATTGTGCAAGTTGCATAAGAATTATTTAATAATTTTCCACCAGCACCTCTATCTGTAAAAGTACCAGAAGCTAATTGATAAATAGTTTCTTTAGTTGCTGCAAAGTTATAACTGGTATTATCAGTTGATCTAAAAGAACCAGCTCCTTTTGATAAATCTCCAATAGCGTTAGTGCTATAATCAACTAAAGAAGGAAAAGGTTTATAACTTCTAGCAGCAAAATAAACATTCTTTGCTGTGTTAGCTCCAGGATTTTTAAATTTAGGTTGATCTGGTAGCCATTCTCCAAAAGGTATTTGCATTTATTATCCTATTCGTTATTGCTCACTACTCCCACATTTGTAGTTTGGAAAGGTGCAGCAACAGTTACATCAGAAGTTATTTTTAATGGTGATCCACTCCATTGATCTTCTCTGTCGTTTCTTTCAACTCTTTCCATTCCAGTTGTGTAAAGTTGAAACCAATTTTGTAATTTAGCTGGTTCAATACCACCTAAAAAATTTGCAGCATGATAAAGTGAACCATATAAATAAATTCCAGGATGATTTGCTAAAATATAATTACTTGTATTAGAATCTGATAAAGCATCAATAGCTTTGTAATAATTAATTGTTGCTGTGTATGAAGTGTCTGGAGATGGAGCAAATCTAAAATTATCTCCTAATATTGTATAACGAAGGGGTCTGCCAGAAGTAGAACCTGCCTTTGTTTGATCCATTTGAGTTGGAGTCATATAAGTTAAAGAATATTTAGTTGATCCTGAAACAATATAAAAATCTCTAACTTGTAAAAATCCAGTCGGTAATGTTTCTGTTTCTGAGTCAATTGTAAAAGAACTATCAGTAGCCAACATTTTTCTAATTCTAAATTTAGAATTATAATCTGCTTCTACTAATTTAATAAAATCATCAGCTATTTCTGATGTTAAATCTGATCTATTAAGCCAATTAGCAATTGATGTTTTTAATTCTGAATAAGTTGATAATGCCATTACAAATTACCTCTTGCTGTTTTAAAATATTGAAATTCGTTACTATTCAATTTTTTTTTTAATATTTTAGTTTGTGTTTCTGCTGGTAATGCCCACCAGTTATTATTACCATTATATTCTTTTGCCCAAATTTGCAAAGCTAAAATAGGAATAGATGCTACTCTTTTAAGTTCTCTACTAGGAGAGTAACCATCATTCACATTATATAATTCTTTATTATGTTTTAAGTGAGAATCAATATTAAGTTTTTCTGCAATCGTAATTTTTTTTTCAGAAGAATCACCAATAAAAGTTGTTTCTTTTAAACCATCAATTTGAGTTTCTTTCATCTGCCTTGACCTCTATATTTTTTTTTATGTGGTATTCTTTTTGAATACGATTTTGCATGACGACCTGGTCTTTTCCTCCTTGTCCGCTTAATATAAGTATTAACACCCCACTTTGGAGCTTTACCCATTATCCAGACAATTCAGTAGCGTACAAATCTCCAGAACCAATAAAAGCAACTTTATCACCTGGAGCAACTTTAAATATTTCTACCCATCCAGCAGGTATATAAATATCAGTCGCTGCCGCAGTTGGTGCAGCAGCAAATTTAATATGCCCTGCCGCACTTGCAACTATTCTTACAAAAACTGTCTGTGCATTAAAAGCTGTACTAGAAGCGGCACTTGATCCTGAAGAAGTTACTTTGTGTGTTGTTCCTGGATATAATCCATAATTATAAGCCATGTTTTTTTTCTCCTATTTAATTTATGAGGGTGGAAAAACCGCTAGGTCAGAGCCACCCCCATTTTGTATTATACTATCTTCTTATAACAATTGTAAAGTCAGCAGTATGTGTATTTGTTGATGCACCACTTGTAGTTAGTGTAATATATCCGCCTTCTTCCACAATGTTAGCTGCACTAGGTTCACAGCTATCAACATCACCTGTAGCTGAGCCTGAGTAAGCTATTGTTATAGTTCCATCAGTCATAGCAGTAGAACCAACTTTTGCTGTAATAACAGCATTAGCAGTTGCTATTGTTCCGCCTAAAACTGAATAGATTTTAATTACTTTTCCACCATCAGGAACAGCAACATAAACAGACCCTGCTGTTGATACATCGCTCATTTTGACAGTTATGAAATAATCGTTAAGTGTTCTCATTGTTTATCTCCATCGTTCCGCCCTTAATCTTATCTCAGAGCTTCAATGTTAATATTAATGCAAGGGGAGCAGATATTAAGATTACTCCCCTTACAAATTATTTATTATGATGTAGTTACATCTGTAACCATACCACTTGATGCTTCGTTCTTCGCTTCAAGAGTATATTCAACTACTAAGAATCTCTGATCTGCGTCAGCAGTTTGTGCAGGATTCTGTAATTTGAAGTCTCTCAAAAACGATACTGCCCAGAAATCCATTTCTAAGCATAAAACATCTTGACCTCTTTTAGCCGCAGTACCATTAGTTTTTCTAATCCATCTGTTCGGCTGGACTTGCATAGTACCAAAGTCTGATTCATAAACATCAATAGAAGTTATTAACCTCTTATCTTCTGCTTTATCAAATCTTGTAGCACCACCTGTGAAGCCAGATAGTTTTTGTTTGTTGAAAGCATTAAGTTGGATTTGGTTTGGATTTCCGCCATTATCAAAACAGTCTCTCAAAACATTTTTCAATAAAGTCTCTGTGAAAACTCTTTGAGTACCATCTGTTCTAGCAGCACCAGCACCAGCTCCTGAACCTCCAGTACCAGCAGATACATTAGTTGAAATCCATGTTTGGACTCCGCCTAAAGTTCTAGTTGGTGAACCAGATGTTCCAGCCGCAGCAGCAGTATTTGATAAAAGAGCATTTTCCATATCTCTTTTAAGTTCTTTAGCCGCTTTAGCAACTTGGTATGCCAACTCAGTATTTCTACCAGCTAAGTTAACAGAGTCATCTGTTCCAGATACCTGAACCGCTTTTGAAGAAATTTGAGTATAGTTTGTTCGCTTTGTTGAGCTAGAAAGTGTGCCATAAGATATAGCCGCACCTTCTGCTTTTGCGTTTGCCGCAACAGCAGACAGAGAATCTGTTTGCCATTGGTGGCTTGTGTTAGTAGCTTTTGTCTTACCAACACCTGACATAAAAGGAGTGTCTGTAGGAGATATATTGTATATAATATCTGCTAAGTCCTCTCTTATACCAGTAGTGTCGTATGTTAATAATGTAGCCATGTTTGTTTGCCTCCTATTTACATTATATATATTTTGCCAAAAGATCAGTAGCATCTTTAGGATTACCACTTTTCCTTAGGCGGTTAAGTTGATCCAACCTACTTTGACTAATTTTATCCTCTTTATTAACTTTAACACCTGGTTTAACCACTTTAGTTGGTTTTACAATTTTCTTAGCCAAATTTGGTTTTGGCTTGTTTAAATTGTTACGATGGATCATACCATCTAAAACCACATCAAACATTCTACTATCATAGATTCCAGAAACTTCTTGATCGTTAAAACCTCTTTCCACTAAATAGTTTCTCATGTTTGTTTTTAAGGTAGCTCCCTTTATGGGGTCTGCAAAATCAGGATGTTTTAACGCAACCTTTTTTTGTTCTTCCCTTAAAATTTCCTGAAACTGTTGTTCTTGATGAGAGCGTATCTTTCTTTGAGCTTGTACGATATTTTCTTTTCTTCGTCTTAGCTTTCTCTCAACTTTCGCAGCTTCAGTTGGGTCCTCATCAAATAATTTATCAAGTTCTTTAGAACTTAACTCACTATTGACTTCAGCGTTTAAAGTCGCTGTAAGAGTATTCAAATCCTCAAATTTGGTTGAATAGTCTTTTAACAGACGATCTTTGTCAGAAGCAATTTGCCTTCTTTCAATGGCAAGTTCTTCTGTCTTTCGTCTGTAGTCGGCATCTTTTTGATAACCTGCTTTTAGTTCATCAAGGTCAACTTCAATCTTTTCACCATTTACAATTATTTGGTGTAGTGGAGTTTCTTGAGTTTCTTCAGCGTTTTCCGCTTCAGATGCTTGTACTTGATCTTCAACTTTCTGAGGTTGTTCCTCAGTTTGAGTTTCCGATTGTTGTTGATCTTCAGATTTTTTTTCAGAAGTTTCCTTTTCAGGTTTAACTTCTTCTTTCTTTGTATCAACTTTGTCAGCTTTTTTCTCTTGAGGTTCATTAGTTATCGGTTCATTAATTTTCCCCTGATCTAATAATCCCTCAACAGCTTTAGCTGCACCTTGCATTGTCCTATTAGACAATAGTGGATTTGCTTCAGACATATAGTCCTCCTTTGTTAAGCTCCCATTATGGGTTGGCTTATCCTAACCTTGATGATTAGAATTATTTTTCTTTGTTATTCTGGAAATTAGACAATTGTTTTTCTGCTAATTTTCCAGTTTCAAGAATCTCTTTAAAATGCTGCTCTACTTTTCCTAGAACCTGATAGGCTATCCATAATTTTTCTCTAGCCTCATTTTCATTTACAGATGTTCTATCTAGTAAAGCCTCAGAATAAATTTTTTTAAGAGTTTCAAAAGACTCTTTAAAAAGTTCATTCTGTAATATCTGTTTCGCCTGAGATGATCTGCTCAATTCCTTGAGCCTCTTGTCTTGGTCTCTGCTGTCCATTTTTGTTTTCAAACTGTTCGGTGAACATATTAGCACTTTTCTCTGCTAGTTCAAGGTTTTTAGAGCCTTTAGCAATTATAACCCTATCTAATTCAGCTTCTGCTTTAAGTTTTGTAGTATCTAATTGTGTATTATATTTTAAAGCAATATCTTTAATTTTAGCCTCAAAGTCTAATAATGTATCTTGATGTTTTTGTTCTAGCTCTTTGTATCTTAATTCTATATCTGCAATTTTTCTCTTATTCTCTGCATCAATTCTAGCCATTTCAATTTTTTCAATTGGAGTAATTTCAGGAGGAGGAGGAGGAGACATTAATTTCTGACCTTTAATTGGATCAATAAAATAACTTCCAACAGTCTGTAATCCTGCGTTTTCAATAATTTTAGATAAAGTGTTATAAATATTTTTCATAGTAACCATAGGATAATCCCTTCTTCCCTGAAGTTCAAAAGCCTGTAGTTGTTTTTGTAAAATATTATTTAACATTACTACTTGTTGTTCTTTTGTGCCTGTGCCTAAACCAACAGTAATAGAAACATTAAAACGATCTTTCCATTCAGTAGGCAATACTGGAATGTACTCATTGTTTATTTGAATAATTTTTTCCTTATCTTGATACTTAACTGATAAAGCAAACATTTTTCTAAATAAATCTTTAACACCTGTTTCAGCAAAAATTCTTGCAATCAATTCTGATCGCATTTGCGTTTGATTCATTATTGCACTAATTCCAGTTGCTGTTTTGTTTAAACTTTCTGAATCTAAACCTTGATTGTATTTTGTAACACCAGTTCTAACTTCTCTAACTTGATCTAAGTATTCTAATAATGGAAATGCTTGTTGAGAAATTGGTTGAGCTTGTATAGGCTGCATAACTTGATTAGGTGGTTGTTTAGTTCTTACAACACCTCCAGGTCTAGTTGTTAATAAATCATCCATGTTCACCATACCATCCATGATCGCAACTCTATTATTATTTGTTAAATACATATTATCTAACAATTGTCTCATTACAGTTGATTTCATTAATTGTATATCCTCAACTAATTCTGCAACTGATCTACCATAAAATCTGTGAGGCATAGGAATTGGTGTAACTGAAACAAAAGGAATTTGATCGCATGGCATATTTTCTAAAATTTGATATGCACTAGAACCTACTGAAACTACTTTTCTAAGTTCAGCAATACCATCACCATCATAATCATAACGAATATAATTTTCATAAATTTGTATTCTTTGTGTAGAAGGATCATTAGAAGTATCATAAGGATAATCTTCTATATTTCTAAATCTTGCTAATTTTTCTGTATTTAAAATTGTAGAATCTGAAGTAGGTAAGTTATAAACTTCTTCTTTGCTATAACCCATTTCAATTAATTGTGTTCTTGTAAGTTGAACTCTGTGAGCTACATAGTCTGCATCTTCTAATCTAACCGCAGCTTTATCAATTAAAAATTCTTCTGGTGGAATAGACTCAACTTTAATTTTTCCTTTCTTTGCAGTTCTTTTAATTTTACAATCATGTAATTTAGGAGTTGGAATATCCATATCCATTCCTTGAGCAGCCATTTGATCTTCAAGCTCATCAATTGCTTTATCTGCTTGAACATCCTCCTTAACTTCATCTTCTAAAATTTCTACTTCAGGACTATCAATTAAAACTTTATATTCTTCATCGGTTAAGTTTTTATAAGTTTCATGTTCTACTTCTTCTGTTTCATCGTAAAAAACTTTTAAGACCCCATTCTTTTCTATAAGAGCATCTTTAAAAAAATTATATAACAAAGTAAAACCATCATTCTCTTTGTAAAAAATATGATTCAAATAAGCAGTTGCTTGATCTGCTAAAGGTTCATCTTCAGCTTTAACTGGTTCGCAACGAACCACCTTATCAGAGGATGTAAAGACTCTAAGTAAATTAGGTAATAAACTTTCTATAGTGTCAGCTACATCTGTGCTAACAACTTGGCTTCTTCCAGCCATTTCATTTCCTAATTTATCTCCTTGATAATACTCTAATGATTTTTCTCTTTGATCTGAAAGTAATCCTCCTAAGTAACCAATAGCATTATTGATTTGTCCTTGAAGAATACTTCTTAATTTTGGATCGTCTAATACTTGAATTTTTTTTGCCATATTAAATTACATAACTTGTATCAATTGCAACTTGTTTTTTCCAGTCTGTTACCTTGCCACCAATAAAAGTACACCCTGTTCTAAAAGCATCAGCAGGATGACTTGCAAAATTATGGGTCGGTCTATTTTTGAAACATTGATTTTTCTCATCCCATTTTTTTTGGTAAGCCTTCAACGCTTCAACACCCTGATAAGTCTTGTTTTTGTCAAAGTAGCATTGGGTCAAAGTCTTTCTTACAATTTCAATTCCATCTTCAATTGCAAGTTTTGGTGCTATGTCAAAAGATATACCTAATTCTAAGGCAGATTCCAACCTTGATTTCCCATAAGCTCCTAATTCCCTTACTTTTATATCATGTGGAGCTATATGTCTATCATATTTATAGCCTTTTGAGTCTAATACATCTGCATAGAAGTCTAATCCTTCTCCTGAGTTTTCATAATAGTCTATAACTCTTAAAAAATCTCTATGCCTTTGGACAAACCAAATAGCTGTTGAATCTTTAAGACCTAAATCCCACCATGTTTCAGTCGGTAAATTTTCATCATAAGGAACTTCAGTAATTCTTTTTTCAATTTGCATTTCTTCTATGATTTTTCCATAATATGAGCCAGTAATTGCAGCTTGAAACGAACATTCAAACTCTTGATCGTACAAATCCTTTGACATAATGGACTGTGCCGCCTCTAATTCTTCATCATCTAGGATTTTAGTTTCTGATGCTTTAAAAACTCCTGTCCACCACCCCTTCTCATCCTCTGATTGTTTGTGTAATTGGTAGAAATAATTTTGCCCTTTAGGAGTTCCTATGAATATGCACCAACCTTTCCTATCTGCTAAGGCTGGTCTAATAATTTCTGGAAATAATGCTGGACTAATGTTCTGAGTTTCATCAAATATACACCCATCTAAAAATATACCCCTTAACGCCTGGTCGTTCTCTGCTCCTAAAATTGTAATCCTTGCTCCATTTGGAAAATCACACCTCAATTCTGATTCATTGAATTTTATAAAAGGAATATTCTTAGTATAATTTTTAATATAATCCCATGCTGTAGATTTACCTTGTTTAAATGTTGGCGAAATAAAGGCATATCTTGGATTTGGTATGGGATTGGTTAAGGCTGCCCTAATTAAGTGATTAATACACATTACAGTCTTGCCAGACCTCCTATGTGCAACTATTACATTGAATCGGTGCTTAGGGATTTGTGTGTGCAAAAATTTTTGTAATTGTCTTGGGCTGTATGGAATGACTATTTCTGGCATTTAAAACAAAACCCCCATACTAATGAATAGTCGTATTTGGTGGGATTTGCAAGGGGTCAAAAGGTGTAAATGTTTCTATTCCTAACTCATCAACCATAAACCTGCTGAAGTCATGTGCTTGTTCATAGTTCTGAAATCCTGAAAAATGTATGCTTACAGTTTGATGTTTCTCACTAACAAGAATTATGGCAGAAATATGTTTTTTAAAATTATCCATAGGTCGTTTTTTAATTTAACTATGTGTACCTCCTAATAACGCTAACGCAGGATCGCAAAAAACTTCGCTGGTGGGTTGCATTTAAAACCCCCACTCTAGCGTTAATTGAACAAGTTTAAGTTTGTTCTGATAGTCCTCTACTTATCGGTAACAACAGAAGCTAGAAATTTCTGGACCTAAACTGATATGGTTCTAGTTTGAGTTGTTTTTTTTCTTTTTTATTCTTTTTCTTTTTTGTCTTTCCCTTTTCTATAAAGGTGCAGGCAACTTTACAAGAAAAGGTAGGAGCAACAACACCAAAAGATCTTGAGTTTATTATCTTTTTTATTTATCAGACCATTTAACTATTAATGGTTTATCACCATTAAAGCCAACATTTACCTGTGATTTTGGGTTATATTTAGGTAATAAAGCAGATGATTTAAACTTAATTAAGCCTATTATTTCTTTTTGTAGGTTAGATATTGCAAGACTTGCCCTTTGATTTGGATTATCTTTTAAGTCTAATATTGATTGTTCTAATCTTTCTATTCCATTATCAAGAATATAGTCTATTCCATCCATTTTGGCTTGATTATATTTTTCTCTTGTTTTATCTCCTTTTTTATCACATTTAAGCAAATGCTTTCTGAACCCTTCCCAGCTCAAACCTTTATCTTTTAAAGCTGACTTAATAGATTTACCCAAAGCTAATTGCTCAAAAAGTTCACTACATATTTCAGATGTAAATTTGATATTATTCATAATATATTTTTTTTATTATTGCTATTGACAATTGTCTATTGACAATATATTAATTGGTTAATGTTTAATTTATACATAATAAAACAACAAAAAGAAAGGGTTTAAAATGAGTAAATTACATCATACGAAGTACAAAGAAAACTACAAAAAGTATATTCTTGGTACTATTGAAACTGGAATAAATGATGAACCATTAAAAACAGAAAAAGAAAAGATTAATTATATTTTTGATCGTTTCAATTCTGAACATGGTTTTATGGTTGAAAGAGTAGGAAAACAAAAAGCAATAGCTGAATGGTTGAGTGGTTTGGCTTTAGATATAGAATATTATTATGATGATATTGTAAATCTAGCTGTAAAAATGGGTTCAATAGATCCTAATCCAAGCGATCAATTAAGGTCTAAAGTTGAACAAAATTATTGGTTATTTATGGCTAATATAATTATGAGCTTTGAACCTAAAAAATAATTATATGCTATTGACAAACAATAAATACAATGCTATTGACAATTAAAAGAAAGGATAAAATAAAATGGAAGGAACATTAACAATTATAAAATGGTTAGCTTTATTGTTCAGCTCATTAATGGGCATGATGTTAGCTGTTGGATCAGAATACACAACAACTGGACTTGTTTTGTTTTTTGGTTGCTTTTTAATTTTTGCTGTAGATGTAGCAAGAAATTTTATTGATTAAAGAAAGGAAAACAATGATTAAAAATATATTAAACTTTTTAGATTATGTTTTATTCCTAATAATGATTTATTTTTGTTATTTAGGTTTAAAATATGCTCCACAGATTGAGCAATTAATAATTGAATTAAAAGGGGGTGTAATATGAGTAATAATACTTATGGCATTGTTTCTGGACCTGACAACATTTATACAGATGTATCAAGGACCTTAAAAGGTGCAAAAAGATATGCAACAAATAGAGGATATGACAAAGTTGGAATTAGATATAATTCTGGCTATCATTGTTCAGTTGTTGCTATAAAAATAAATAATAAATGGACCAAACTAAAAAAGGGGGAATAATGAAAAAATATAGTGAAAAAAGAAAAGGAAGATAAAAAAATTATGAGCTATTTGGAATTTAAACTAATGAAAGAAATGGCTTATGAGAGTACCTATGGCAAAGATGAAGAAATAAGAAAACAATATAATGACTATGTTACAAAAGAAAGGAGCAAAAATGAAAAGTAAAGAAGTAATAAGAAGAATAGTAGCAAATATATATTGGAGTTTAAAAAGAGATTATAAAGACATGGAACTACAAGATATATATTATGATGTTGGGTTGGTAGTTGGGTATTGTCAAGCAATAGATAGAGCAGATATTTCACATAAAATATATAATAACTTTATGGAGTGTAAATAAACCACATTATAATAATGATTGAAACATTAATAATTATTGAGCTTGTTTTAATAGGAATTTATTTAATCAATCAATAGAAAGGAAAAATAATGACAGTTGATATAGGAAATAAATGCGTAGCTTGTTTAAAAGATACATCCTTTGGATCTGGTAGGTTTGTTAATAGAATACCAGC